TTTCCGCCTCGCCTCACTCATGCCGGACTCTCCCCCCACAAATCACAGGCAGGAGGTGTCCGATGCGGCCTAAACCCGAGTTCCCAACTTCTTTTCTTTCTCGATTACCAAAGGCAGTGCGTCTCTGGTGGTTTCGATTACACAAGCAACCGCACTGTGTGGAATGTGGAAAACGGTTGGCTGGGTTTGAATTTCTCCGGGCTGGGGTTGGCCTTCTAGAACTACTGAAAGGTAGTGGTTTTCCATGTCCACGTGCGTGCAAATCCAAAACGCGCGGCTGCCAAAACGGCCATCTTGGGGGTGAAATTTCCCGATGATAAGTTGGCTCAAGGCTGCATTCGTATGTAGTACTACAACGAATACTTTTTCTTCCATGCCGATCTCCGGTAGTGATTTGGTTGTGTGGAAACACCAATTCTACCGGCAGATTGGCTCCAACCCGATTTTGATGCGCTGTCTTCGATCTTTTCAATGACATTGAATAACCCTTGGTAATGAATCTATGTACGCCGATCCAACTCACATTCGTAGTCACCCGGTGAAGGTGCGTTTTAACGATGCCGAACGCGATTTAATCAATGCGTTGGCTCAGTACAACGGGATGCAACCGGCGGCGTTAGTTCGTGAACTGGCGTTATCGGTAGCAACTGCTGCGGTAAAGAATGATAAGCGGCAAGCAGACGCGGCTTGAAGTGCCTAACCAGGCCCTTTGGAGGCCCTGTGAAAATTGATCTAAGCCCTGCTGATCGAAAAATGTTTGAGCAATACACACAAATCTATGGACTGGCTTGCGTTGATGAAGCGGTAGTACACGCTGCAAAACAAGCACTAAAGGACGCTTATTTGCTACGGGCCAAGAATGGGCATTCACCTCTTGAAGAAGGCGTGGTGATTTATTTGAAGGGACTTAAAAAGCCCTTAAGGAATCAAGAATGAAAGCAAGCGGTGACACCGTGAGCTTGACCACTGCCAACCCCTGCGGTACCGTCTTCGGTAAGGAGCTTAAGAACTCCGAACACAGCGGTACCCGCATCCGAAACCCATGCGGTTTTTTTGTGCCCGCACGTTTTACGTCGGGAGGGCGGCAGCCATACAACACCCGCAAGGGGAAAGCTGCCCGCCGTCTGTGTTCGGTTCTTAACCTCCCGGCATCCACAGGTGCGGCGCGTAAGAACGTCTCCCTGTGGTCATCCCATAACACAGGAGACGTTTTATGACGCAGTTACCTGCTGCCGTGTGTTTTTCCGGCAAATCCCTTTCCATTATCGACCGTGACGGTGTTCCTCACCTAAGCGCACGCGATCTAGCCCACGCTTTGGGTTACGCCGATGAACGATCCGTATTGCGCATCTACAACCGTCATTCCGAAGAGTTCACCTATCAAATGACCTTGGTGGTCAATTTGACCACCGTTACCGGAGACAAACCCACCCGACTCTTCAGCCCTCGTGGCTGCCACATGGTATCGATGTTTGCTCGCACTTCAGTTGCCGCCGCGTTTCGTCGCTGGGTGCTGGATGTGTTGGAATTCATGCCCTCAATCCGCAAGACGGGGAGTTATTCCACTACCGGAACAATGGTTAATGACGATGTGCTCTACGCCATCTGGATTCTGTGCGGCCAATTCAAGTCGCTGCATGAAACGGTATTCACCAACAAAGTTCCGCAAGCACTGGCATGGCTTGGGGCTAGGCAGATGAGCGGGGCGCTTTACGACCGTCTGTTAGATGGCCTGCACGGCGGCGTTGGCCCTATAGAAAAAGCCCTCGGCCCTCAGATGGAGCGGGTTGCGCAACGGGTCAGTGGGATTACCTACCACCGCTTCAGCTAAACCATCCGGCTGTCTGGCTGGCCGTACTCCTTATTAGTAAGGAGTGACTCTCGAATCTTTAAACCACCCCCGCAGTTAAAAAGGGCGGGCTGAGGGGGTGACCTCAACTCGCCCAAAACAAAGGTGAAACTCCTATGAGAGATTCTATCACGGTTCTAAAACACCCCGTAAATACCCTCGCCAAAACATGGTGCGCTGATGGCACGCTCAAAGCCTACGACAACGCCAAGTTCTTCCAGGTGGAACAACGACCGCTCAACAATAGTCGCGAGCTGTCTGCACTCCTCACGGAGCTGGAGCAGAACCCGCATGCCTGCGTGATTCGCGGGGCGTATGTGGGTGATGCCAAAGCCGCTGCGCTTGATACTGAATTCCAGAAAGGAAAAGTACGGCGCATTGCCGAGCTGTACGATGATATCCCGCATCACTGGATGCTCGTTGAGATCGACAACTTCGATCCGGTGCGCCGCGATCCGGTCACCGATCCGGTGGGGAGCATCGGCGAGTTCCTCCACGCGCATCTTCCCGATGTCTTCGCAGGTGCGGATTACCATTGGCAGTTATCCAGTAGCGCTGGGCGTCCTGAGTGTGCAGGCAAGCTAAAAGCCCATGTGTGGTTCTGGCTACATAAGCCGTACACCAGCGCACAGCTCAAAGCCTGGGCCGCTGTCTGCGCTCCAGGGCTGGATGCTTCTGTATTTAATACGGTGCAAATTCACTACACCGCCGCCCCTGTGTTTGAAACCGGTGTCACCGATCCGGTGCCGGTGCGCAGCGGCTTTGTGCAAGGGTTTATTGATGACTTTGTGATGCTGGAGATTGATGCAGAGATATTGGAAAGCGCCAAGACTGAAGGCAAACCCAGCCGCCAACACAAGCTCATGGCCGCTGCTGCCAACGACCCTGTGGCTGTACGCCTTGAAGAACGCGGAATGATCTTATCGACCGGTAAGGCCGGTGAACTCTTTATCGAATGCCCCTTGGCTAAGCAGCATACGCAAGCCTCTAACCCTACAGCCACGGTGTATTACCCCGCGCATACCGGAGGCTATGCTAATGGCGCGTTTGTGTGCCAGCACGCCCACTGCCGCGGGCTGCCACAAACGGCGTTTCTACATGAAATAGGAATCTATTCCGATGAGGAAATGCTAGCCATGTTCGAGGACCTCACGGACGAGCCTGCCACGCTTGCCGTTGAGCGGCACGACGTGCCCGAAGCGCTGTACCTGACCACTGACACAGCGAACGCAGTGCGGATTGCCAAGCACTACGGCAAACGGCTCATGGTGTCTGCTGAGCGCTGGTTTGTCTGGGAAGGCACCCACTGGGCGCATGGTATGGATGCGGCGCGCCTGCTAGCGTTAAAACTCTCAAAAATCATTCGCGGCGAAGTGGAGCAATGGCGCACCAAGCGAGCGGACACGGAGAAGGAAAAAAGCAAAAACGCAAAGATCGCCGCTGCGCTGGAGGCATGGGGCAAGAAGTCGGAAATGCGCAGCACTGTAGAGGCGGCGATGGCGCTGGCCAAAAGTATGTTGGTCGTGAAAGCGGAACGGCTGGACACGGACCCTTGGTTATTGAACTGCGCCAATGGCACGGTGGACCTGCGCACCGGAACGCTCAAAGCGCATCGCCCAGAGGATTACATTACGCGGGTTGCCCCCGTTAACTACACACCCGATGCCGCTGCACCTGTCTTTAAAAAGACACTGGCGCGCATTACGTGCGAAGAAGGGCAGGCCCAGCAGCCACTCAGTGACTTCCTGCAACGCTGGTTCGGCTACTGCGCCACCGGCTCGGTACGTGAGCATAAGCTGGCCGTGCTGTACGGGATGGGCCGTAACGGGAAAAGTACGCTACTGGACCTGATCTCAGGGATTCTTGGCAGTTATGCAGGTGTGGCCGCCCCTGGGCTGCTGATGGACGGCGGCCACGACAGGCACCCAACCGAAATTGCCGATCTGGCGGGACGGCGCATGATGACGGTGAATGAAACCAGCGAAGGAGGCATCTTGCGCGAAGGCTTCGTAAAGCAGGCCACCGGAGGGGATTCACTCAAGGCCCGTCATATGCGTAGTGACTTCTTCGAGTTCCAGCCCACGCACAAGCTGCAACTGCTGACTAACCATAAGCCTGTCATCAAGGGGCAGGACGTGGGCATCTGGAGTCGCCTGATGCTCATTCCGTTTGAAGCGCGCTTCGGCACCGCTGAAGAGATAGAGGCGGGGGTCGCCCAATACCCCATAGACCATAAGACCACTGAGGAACTGGCCGCTGAACGAGAAGGCGTCTTGGCGTGGATCGTGGCAGGGGCTGTGGAGTGGTGCAAGAACGGGCTGAACCCTCCAGAGATTGTGCGGGACGCCTCCAAGATATACCAGACGGAGCAGGACCGCGTCGGTCAGTTCATTAAAGATGAGTGTGTAACAGGGATGGAGCATGAGGAGAAGCTAACCGCACCAATGGGTGGTGGGTTGTACCCTGCTTATACGCAATGGTGTAAAGACAGCGGCGTTTACCCACTGTCCAAAACCCGTTTTCTTGGCGAATTGGAACGGTGCGTGCCGAAATTCAGGAAGAGAGACGTGCTGGAAACGGTTGAAGTAGGGAAACGCCGTAGAGTTTTATCGATCCAAGGGATCAGGTTAATAGACGCTGACACATAGCATCGAATCTGATCCGTTTAAATATGGCGAACCCGCAGATTATGCGGGTTTGTCTTTTTCGCCTAGGTGCGGTGTGCGTCTGGTCGGAGCGCCAATTTTCACCGCTACAAGCGTATTTCAGCTAAGCCCACCTATCCGCACCAGATGCACCTTACGTAACCTGATTTACCTCTTCCCCAGGTATCCATCTCAACTAACTGTACAAAAAATATACAGCGTGTACAGAGAGAAAGGGGAAAGTGTAGTTGGAGGGGTATCAGGGGTATCGGGGGTGATACCTCTGATACCTCTTTTTATGTTTTTTACATTATCCGTCCCAACTCACTGTATAAAAAATATACAGCGTATATACAGAGAAAGGGAAAAATTGCAGTTTAGAGGTATCCGAGGTATCACCCCCCCCAATCGCCTATATGCGCCCGTACATCTAGCCACCGCCACATCGGCGGAAGAAAGCACCACGAAGAATAAACAATCTTCTTTATAATCAATGGGTTATACTAGTCCCCATGCTTTTTTGTGATGGGTTAGTGTCCAATGCAAACAACATGCTTTCTGCAACGCTCCAATCCGCCTCGCTTGCTGGCGCGTTTGTCCTTAGATGGGAAGCCCCGCGTTGCGGGGTGTGGGGATGCGGTAGGGGTCGGCGTGAGGCCCACCGTCGCTACGAGGTTGCCTGCCAGTGTGCAGGAGTTGGCTGATGTCATCGGACGGGAGCAAGCGTTAACCCTGATTGGCCAGTTGCCGCGTACGTACCCCAAAGGCCGCCGCAGTGGCAAGGTGATCTTGTATGTCCCTAAGGCTTTACCACCCAATCACCGGTTGGTATCCATTCTGGGATGGGAGGATGCGCAAAAGCTGGTGGATGTTTTCGGTGGGGAGATTTTGCAGCCAGCCAATTGCAATTGCATTGCCCGCCATGCGCGGGATTGTGCTGTTGTGGGGCTTTTGCGTAGTGGTGTGCCCTTGGATGTCATTGCCACGGTATTTGGGATCAGTGTTAGGCACGTCAGGAATTTCGCTGGGGGTGTTCCCTCGCACCCGTCACGGAAAACCTGTCACAGGACGTGCGCCGAGGAGCCGCGCAGGATGACCGGCAATGAATGTCTCCGGGACGTGTCATGCAGACCATTGGTGAAGAAGGCATTGCACTGATCAAGTTTTTTGAGGGTTGCAAGTTGAACCCGTACACCTGTCCTGGGGGAGTATTGACCATTGGTTATGGCGAGACGGGCAAGCATGTTACGCCTGATATGTGTCTTGCCAATGAGCAGGAAGCGGATGTGCGGTTACGTGCGCGCTTAGCGAAAGAATTTGAGCCAGCGGTGCGGCGTTATGTGCGTGTGCCACTCAAGCAGCATCAGTTTGATGCGTTGGTGTCGTTGAGCTTCAACATAGGTACGGGGGCGTTTCACCGCTCGACGCTGTTACGCAAGCTCAATGCCGGTGATGTGGCTGGTGCGGCGGAGCAGTTCCATGTGTGGAAATGGGCGGGCGGTCGTGTGCAGTCGGGTTTAATCATCAGGCGCGCCGCTGAACGTGCATTGTTTGAAGGCAGTGACTGGCGTGCTGAAGAGAAGAAACGGCGTGCTGCTTTGAAGGGTCGCCGTGATTGATCCCTCGGCCATGATGTCCTGGTGGAAAGAAGCGTTCTACACGTGCCTTGCGATGGTGGCTGGGGTGCTCGGCTACTTAATGCGCACGCTCGACAATGGCGAGAAACCAACGTGGGCGCGTGTACTGATCGAAGCCAGTGCGGCTGGGCTTGTCGGGCTGTTTGCGATGTGGGTATGTGAGTCGCTGGAGTTAAGCCAGCAACTGACGGCAGTCACCGTGGGGGTGTTTGGTTGGCTTGGGGCCTCTGCCAGTTTGGACCTAATCCAAAGCTTTATTGTCCCCAAAGTGGGGGGCGGGAGAAGGAGTTCGGATGATCGTTAATACACTGCGTCGCATCGCAACACGTTTGCCCAGTGTGCGGCTGCTGATTGAGTACATGATGATTGGTGCGTTGGTGGCGCTGGTGGCACATGCGGTGCTGGCGTGGTCCGAGCGCAGTCAATTAGCGCAGCGGGCGGCGCATCTGGAAGGCCAGTTAGCGACGGTGGAAAGCACGTTGGATGCGCAGGTTGCGATGAATCGCGATCAAGATGCGGCGATTGCGCGGCTACGTGTGCTACGTGAGATCGACAGGCAGGCGATTGCGGGGCTGCATACGGATTTGAATCGGATCACGGTGCGCGACCGTGTGTTACGTCAACGCATCATACATTTGGAGCAACACCACGATGAGGCGAAAGCTTTTTTGGATAGGGATGTGCCTGATGTGCTTGGGTGCTTGCTCGACGGGGGTTCCTGTCAAGCCAGTCACCGTCACACAGACCCGCGTTGAAGTCATCGCACCGCCGCAGGGGTTGTTGCAGCCGTGTGAGGAGCCGGAGTTGCCGCGTGTAGAGACAGTCCGCGACTTACTGAATCAGACGTTGGGATGGCGTTTTGCCTATAAACAGTGTGCGGCGCAAGTGCGCTGTGTTGCGGCATGGGGACAGGCGGCCAGCGTCGGGCAGCCGTGGTCACCGCAGGGCTGCGGAATGGAAGACAGTGATACACCATCGTGACCATGTCGCAATGGCATCTGGTGGATGTAGAAGCGTCAAATGAGCGAATTTAGCTGCAATTTGACAGATTTTCATGGGTCCTTCCCGATGGGGGAGGCCTGCGGGGTCGAAACTCCGCGGGGCTCACATTGTGCGTGGTGTTTTGATTCTCACTTGTTGTTTATATCGACCGATGGTTTTACAGAAGCAACAAGGAAAACAGGTTAATCGTGCAGGCCTTTCGGAGATATTCGGCGTAGCGTTGCCGACGGTCGATCAATGGGCACGTAACGGCTGCCCGATCGTGAAACGCGGTGGGCGTGGGCGGGAATGGACGTTTGACACGGCTGTAGTGGCCCGCTGGTTACGTGACAAAGCCGCAGAAGAAGCGGCGGGTGAAGCGGTGGCCGATATTGAAGAATGGAAGCGCCGCAAGATCGCCGCGGAAGCGCAACGTGAAGAGTTGCACTTGGCCGATGCAAAAAAGCAGGTTGCTCCTTTGGAGCAGGTGGAAAAGACATTGGCCCGCGTCTTTGCGGAAGTGCGTGCCAACCTGCGCACTATTCCAGGGCGGACCGTCGCCCTATTACTGGGTGAAACCGACGAGCGCCGATACAAACGCGTACTGCTGCAAGAAATCGACCAGACCTTAGAAAATCTCGCGTCCTTGGACCTGACCCAAGAAGACACGGACCCTGATGAAGACGAGGAAACAGGCGATGTCTGACACCTTGGGTTTAACCGCCCTAGAAAACCAAGAAGGCGTTGATCAGATGATCAGCAACGCCTTACAGATGCTGCGACCGCCCCCCGCAATGAAGCCTTCCGAATGGGCACAGACACGCATCCGCATTCCTGAAGGCAACGCCATTCCAGGCCCCTTGCGCCTAGACAACGCCCCCTACCAACGCGAACCCATGGATATGCTGGTGGACCCGGACTGCTACCGCGTCACCCTGAAATGGGGCGCACAAGTCGGTAAAACCATGCTGGCGTTATGCGTACAAGGCTACTGCATTGAAATGACTCCCCGCAGCCAAATGATGCTGCAACCTTCACAAGGCGATTTACAAGCCTGGCTAGAAACCAAATTCTCCCCGCTGATTGCAGCCAACCAAGGATTGCAACGCCTGATTGCAAAACCACGTGGCCGCGATGGCGTCAACAACCAGCGGATGAAATCCTACCCTGGAGGATTCCTGATGTTTGCCTGGTCCGGCTCCCCAAAGACCATGCGCGGGCGCTCAGCACCACTGATTGTGTGCGACGAAATCGACGGCTACGAACGCACGGACGAAGGCCACCCGGTGAGCCTGTTGTGGCAGCGCGCCGCGACCTTTGGTGATGAACGGTTTCTTCTGGAGATCAGCACACCCACCATTGAGGGTTCCAGCTATATTGATGACGCCTACCGGGCCGGAGACCAGAGGCGGTTTTATGTACGCTGCCCCGCCTGCGGATGCGAACAAACCCTAGAATGGGAACACGTCAGCTGGGTTGGACGCCAAAGCGACCCCGACGCCGACTTGGCCGCTATCGACGCCCACCAACCGCACACTGCACGCTACGTCTGCCAAGGGTGCGGCGTATGCTGGGATGACGGCCAACGCATTGCAGCCGTTCGCCAAGCCCGCTGGCAGGCCAGCAAACCCTTTAACGGCCATGCCTCCTACGAACTGAACGAACTGTACTCCACCTTCCGCCGCCAAAGCGCCATCGTTCAAGACTACCTGGACAAACTTAAACACCAGGACCTACAAACATTCACCAACGTCAGCCTGGCCCGCGTCTGGAGCGAGACCGCCGAACAGGCCGACATTGACGACCTACTGCGCCGCCTTGAAACCTACCTTGCCGATGTCCCTATGGGCGGTGTCTTTCTCACTGCGGGCATCGACATGCAAACCGACCGCCTTGAAGTGGAAATTGTCGCATGGGGCATTGACGAAGAATCCTGGTCCATCCATACCGCCGTTCTCTACGGCGACCCCCTCTTAGGCGACGTCTGGGACGCACTGGACCGCTACCTCTCTACCACCTGGCAGCACGAAAGCGGCATACGTCTCCCCATCCAGGCCGCCTGCTTAGATACCGGAGGCACCTGCGGCTACACCCAAGCCGCTTACCAATACCTGCGTACTAGGACAGGCGGGCGTCTATTTGGCATTAAAGGCGTTGGCGGCTGGGGCCGTCCCATCGTAGACAAAGCACAACGCAAACATTCCGGACGTAACGCACCCAGAATCAACCTCTTTACCGTTGGCGTGGACGAAGCAAAATTAATTGTGATGCGCCGCCTCGCCATCACCCAGCCTGGCCCAGGCTACTCCCATTTCCCCACAGACCGCTCCCCCGACTGGTTTGCACAACTGACGGCTGAGAAATTGCGTACCCGCTACCTCAAAGGCCAGCCAATACGCCAATGGACCAAACCCGACAAAACCCCCAACGAAGCATTGGATTGCCGCGTCTACGCCTACGCCGCCCTCAAAATCATCAACCCGCATCTACCCCATGACGCAAAGCGTATTAAAGATGCCGCCGCCTTACTACCCAAGGAAAAACTGCCACAGGACCCCACCCCAGAAGTGCAACACCATACCCCCCATCTTCGCC